TAATGTAGTATAATCTTTTTTATACTTTTTTCACCTAAATATATTTCTGTCTCTGCCTTAGTTTTTAAACATTTGTATGTGACGTTAGGTGTGTACTGTCTCTCAGCATGACGCTTGCCACGAAGACATGCAGCCATATTTTTTTGTATACGGTGCTCCTTGATCTCTGCTCCTACAAACATAATTAGGGCCACTACATGTTCAATCATTGTAGTTCCCGTTTTTGTAGCCAAGATCTCTGTTGGCATCTTTTAATTTTTCAATATCAACTAAAACTTTATCCATTTGTTTACGTAAAAATTCTATGTTGACTTTGTTTAATGCCATAGATTCTATGTGTGTATTTAATTTATCTGTGGTCTTATACAAATCCTCAATCATCATAAACTGTTCTGAGTCTGCTGGTAATGAGCCTAACTGTCCACGTGGCCATTTAATTCTAAACTCTGTATTCTCTTCAAGATCTTTCTCCATTATCTGTATACGAGTGTCTGCAACATTCAAACGTTCTATAATTTGAAAGTAACCCATAGTGCCGAGTGCCACGATAATAATCAATGAGGCAACCGTCTTCATAGGCATTTGAACGGCTGCCTCTTCAGATATGTTGAGTGGTTTGTTAGACATAAATTACTTTGTGAATAACCACTTTACGAATCTTCTCCAGGGCCAACAAATTATGTCCCAGATTTTACAACAAATTCTTTTACATTTATCCATCATTTTTTTTCTCCTCTATCTCATAGAAGAAGTTATCAGTGTCTTCTGTTCGCCACTGTTGTGTATCTTCTACGTTCCAATAGTTAGTTTGAACCTTCCAATCAGGTATTTGGTCTTTCACCGTAAACGATGGTATATCCCAAATTAATCTATTGTTAGGTTGTGCCGCGTAATTGCCATCATTTAGTGCAAGTACGTGAGCGCACTTGTGTTCGTGCGGGATCTCAGAATGATCAGTATCTAATATATTAGGCTCTGGATGTGCAAAGTCAACAGTAAATAAGTAACGACCCCAGTGCCATTTTTTATCTTTACCGATGTATTTTCCTGATTGTGCTTCTAAAATATCCCAACTAGTAATAGCAGGATAATAACTAAAACAGTTCCAGAGCTGAAGCTCATCAAGTCGTCTCCTTGGGACGTCAGTAACTTTGAATCCACGTTGAATAAACGCCGTAATAGGGAGTCTATAAAAGACTGCACCGTTTTCCATGATAGCATGAAATAGTAAAGCACGCCCAGTAATACAGGTAACGCCGAAGATAATGCAGTCCTCAACTTCTCCATGATGTTTTTTAAGGTCATATAAATACTCTCTCCTAATTTGTGCGTATTCTACAGGTATGTTTCCATTTAAATAAGCCATAAATCCTCATTCTATTGTACCCCAATTAGGACCAGATTCATAGTCCACTTTGTTGGGCACTTCTAAGTCAACAGCTGACTCCATAATATCTTTTATTTTAGCAGCTTCTAACTCATTTGTTACAGATATATCAAGTTCATCATGCACTTGTATATGTGGTGTAATACCTTCTTTGTGTAGTTCTATCATCGCTTTCTTGGTCATGTCAGCTGCAGATCCTTGTATCAATCTATTCAAAGCTTTATATGTGTAAGCTCGTTTGATCCCTGGTCCGTGTTCCGCGAGTGCTGCATCGTGAGTCAATGGTTTATGTATACCGAATTGATTAGGCTCCCACAGGTGAAACCTACACAGTCTACCCAGCAGAGTACGTATCTGTCCACGATCCTGTGCTCTTGACATAACACTATCCATTAATTGTTTTACAAATGGTACACGTGAATGATATTGTTTAAATAAATCTTCAGCAGTTTCTTTGTTTACACCCAGCTCCGCCTGTAATTTATTTTTACCCATACCATAAAACAAACCAAGATTGATTGTCTTCGCCTGGCTTCTTGGTATGTTAGCCATGTCAGCTACGATCTGGTGAAAGTCTACACTAGAATCATTGTAAGCATCTAATACATCTCCAACACCATACATATTTTGTAATGCTGCGTAGTGTACAACTAGTCTTGGCTCTTGTTGTGAGTAATCAAATACACCCCACTTCATACCTTCTTCTGGTATGAATAAACTTCTAATCATTGGTCCAAGTTCTTTATTTCGTGCAGGTATTTGCTGTAAGTTTGGATTAGAATAACTAAATCTACCAGTGACCGTGCCGCCTACATCTGATCTTAATTGATTTATTTCTGCGTGTATTCTTCCTTTATGTGAGTGTTTTAATATGGTATCAATAAACGTTGTGTGCGATTTATTTATTTCTCTTGCACGTGCAATATATTTAACAACAGGGTGTGGGTGATTCTGTAAAAAATTTTTAGTAAAAGATGGAGAATTTGTTTTTTCGGTTCGGTCAAAAGGTAGTTGAAGTTTTTCAAAAACTTGCGCTATCGATCGAGCAGCCCATATTTGGGTATCTATTCCTGTTTCTTTTTTTACTTTTTGTAAGCACTCTTTTTCTTCTTTTAGTAATTTGCCTTTTAATTGATTTGCTGCTTCAACGTCTACACGCACTCCTAAAAATCTCATATCAACGAGGCAAGGAAAAAGTTCTGTCTCTAATTTAAATATATCTTCTATGTCTTGTGCGTAGATTTCTTTTTTCATCTCTTGCCACAACTCCAAAGTCATCTCAGCATCTCTTTCAGCATACTCACCAACATACATTGCAGGTAATTTATACATCTCAGATTTAGCATCTATGCCCCATTCTTTGGCTGTTTCGGCCAAAATAGACTCGTTTTTACCCTTTCCAAGGTAATCCCGACCCATACTACCTAAATCGTAACGAAAGCGATTCTCGTCCACGAGAGAGCCAGCAATCATGGTATCTACGATCTGACCATTTATTTTTAGTCCTGCAGCTCTAATAAAGCATACATCGTACATAGCATTGTGAAATATCTTAACTGCAGGTGTATTTAATACACCTTGAAACCACTTTAGAACCATTCTAAAGTCCATGTTACCACCACCTTCGTGTGCTATTGGATAATATCCAGCCCAGTCAGTTACAGCCACAGCGATACCAACTATATCACCTCTACCTGTAACAGATCCAGATCCCATAGTTTTTAACTCTGGATCTTTAGTTTCTAAGTCAATTGCTATCTCATCATACTTTGATAAGTCAGGAAATTCAGTAGGTGGTAACCACTCTACTTGTGGTGAGAATAATGGTTTTTGTATCATGAGTAATCTCTCTCAAGTATCATTTCTAAATAATGTATTGCTTTCTTGATATCTTCTTCCTTCCCTTTTGACTGGTGCCTGCAGATATATTTTATAGCATTACCCTCTGCAAAAAGCAATTTGTTTTCGTTTATAAAGTGTGCAGGCTGTATACGAAAATTTTTATAATGTTTCCCACCTACCTGCTTTTCTAAAGAATCATATGTTGATTCTTTAAAAATATCTTTGTTTGTCATAGATTGTATCCTTTGTATCTTTGTTTTGGTTCTATAATGTGTAGATGTTCCTTGGTCCGTGTTGCACCAACATAGAACAATCTATTCTCATCATCTGGGTTTTGTTCGTATGACTTCATTGTGTTTAAACTTAAATCTGTAAGCAACACAACATTCTCACACTCACCACCCTTCGCACCGTGTATAGTTGACAAAGTTATACGTGGTGCTTCGTTTAACTTTTCTCCGTTCTTTCTCATCTTTCTTAAATAATCTACATCTCTTTTTGGTGCACCATTAAATGCTTCAAACCAAACAGAGTCTACATTTAATCCGTAGTCTCTTTTCAATTGGTCAATACCATAAAAAGATTCTTTAGCCATACCTTTCATTTTTTTCTTATCCCAAGAGTCTATGTATGATGATATGTTTTCTAGTTGATCATACTTTAACAATTGACCTTGACGTAAGTGTTCCCAATCTACAGCTGCTGCATGTAGTTTGTGTTCACGTGTTTTTCTAAATTTGTTTTGATAGTAATAACCATTTAAATATAAATGTGGTTCTAGTTGATCCAACATATATTTAGTTCTTGCTAATACCAACCATTCACCTGAAGACATATCAACTTGTTCAAAGTCAAAGTATCTTGATAAAAATCCTTGATGTGTTTTTGGTTGCCAAGTTTTATCTATTCTATTTTTTATTTTATTTATTATACCCATAGCTAACCCATGTACCTTTGCAGGAATCCTGTAAGACTGCTGCAAAGGTAGCATTTGTCCTTCCTGTGCTATGAAAGAATCCACGTCCGCTCCTGCCCATCTAAATACTGCTTGGTCATCATCACCTGCAATAAAAGAATCTGTTGTTTTTTGCCAAATAGTTTTTGCCATATCCCACTGCATGTTTGACAAGTCTTGTGCTTCATCAATAAATACAACATCAAACTTTGGTACAGCTGCATCAGACTTTGTAAACTCTGTGATCATGTCATTGAAATCTATAAGGTTATGTTCTTTTTTATATCTTTCTAACTCTGCTGCTATAATCTTTAACTTATCTCTTTCAAGTTCTTGGTTATGTTCGTTTAAATCATACTGTTGTTCTGGTGTTATGTTTCTAAGTTTAGCAAGATTAATAATTCTTAAATACTCACTATCTGATGTAAAGATACCTGAGTGATCGTCTTCGTACACAGCATAGTTTACAGGAAAACCTATTCTCTTTCCTAAATCCATGTAATGTCTACGTTGCATTACATTTTCTTTTTTAATGCCAAGTCTTCTAAACGCTAAAGAGTGTAGTGTTCTAAAGTATGGTAGATCATCCTCCTCTAAATTAAATTTTTTTACAGCTCTTTCTCTCGCCTCGTATGCTGCTTTTTGTGTGAATGCAAAGTAACCAACTTTATCTGGGTCTGTGTGTTTTAAATAATCATCTACTTTGTTTAACAAAGTTGTAGTCTTTCCTGTTCCTGGTGGTCCCAATACAATTGTTTTCATTAGTATGGCGCCTCGTCTGTTAGTTGTTTTTGTTTATACTCTTCATTCTTTTTTTCAAACTCTTTCACAACAAACACAGATAGTTTTTCTTTTCCTATTCTTTTATTTTCACAATCACATTTTTCTTTTAACAATTGTGCTGTTCTTGAATAACCAAGATCCCATCTTCTACGCATTAAAAACTGATGATAAAATCTGTCATACACAAAGTGATGATGGCCATTGTTTGTCCACACACCACCCTTTGGTAGATCAGATCTATCACTTGAAGATAATCTATTTAAACAAAACTCTTCTAAATGATTTTGTAATTGATCTTCTGTACGTAAACCTTCTGCAGGTTCTGTAACCTCTGCACCTTGTAGTAATTGATTTGTAAGATGCACCCAATCTTTTTCTTTTAATGTAGGTGGTCTAGTTTTTAATTGAACCATACATGCTTCTTGAAATAAACTTTGTTGTCTAAGATATTTAACGCTGTCTAATTTTAGTCTTTCTCCATCTACATTCATGTAATAGTAAGGATCTTCTAAATCTATGACTTGTAAGTCTGTAAGATTTGGAAACAATACTTCTTGACCTATACCAAATTTTCTAGATCTACATAGTGTCTTGTCACATAAACTGCACATAGGTTGATCATTACATTTGTATCCCCAATCTTTTTTGTCATGTTGTTTTATAACTATGTCTACTTCTGAATCAGATAGTGGTTGTTCCATAGCAGTCTCATTAAATACAACTATTTTTGATTTCCAACCATCTGGCCATTTGGATTTTGCATAAACACCATAGTGAAACAGTGCATTATTTCTACCACCCTCACCTATTTTGTTTTCTGACATCAACTCAATACAAGGTGGTCCATCTGAATATTTTGTTTCTGGTCTTTTTATTTCTAAACTTTCTACCGTGTCTGCAGTAATAACTTTTGTTTCATATAATTTATAAAAACCTTCTAGACTAGCAGCGTCACCCTCATTATCAAAAGCATATCTTACTGTATCATCACCATTAAAGTATGGTAAATTTAAAAAATTTCCTGTATCATCTTGCGATTTTAATTCTGTTTGTTTTGGAAAAACTTCTGAATTACCATAACCAAGCACAGCTCTAATCTGTACAAGTTTATCTCTCATTATTTTTGCTGATACATAATCCGATGTAAATAAAAATACATGTGCCCCACCAGATTTAGATCTGCATACAATTAGCGGTAAGTTTAAATTTTTTATTTTATTGATTAATTTTTTGTGATCAAAACCTGCGTATGAGTCTATATCAATACAACCCCATCTGCATTCGCTGTTATCGTTGATTGGTATGATACCTAAATTTTCTGTACCCTGTAAATGTTTTAACCACAGTTCTGGTGTAACAGGGTCTCTTTTTACAAACGATTTGCCTTTTACTTTTTGACCATTACCGTTTGATTCACCCACGATGGTGACACCATGAGCACGGTCTAAACCTTGAAATATATTTCTGAATCTTTCTATTCTATCTTCTATCATTTAGCACATTTTAAGTGGGCGTATCCACTCTCGCTTCGACGCCCACTACCTAGGATTCTAGTATGGTTGCTTAGACTCCGCCTCTTCTGAGCCGTGTTTAGCTTGGATCTCACCCTTACCTACACTTGTTGCAAAAGATTTTGCCATGTCATAGATACTTTTATCTTCGACTGGACCAACCTTAGACACATCCCAACCAAACCATGTTCCTTTGTCGTTAGACATCTGGACGGTTGATAGTTTATAAATGTGGCTGTATGTAGGCGGTGTAAATAAACCATTCTTACCCTGCATTTTTAAACCCATCATCATTGAGTTCCATTTTCTACTCACTTTTAATTGAGTAGATTTCATAGAAATCAAAGCAGTTTCTGGGCTATCACCAACAATAAGTACAAAGTGACTAGCAGTATTATCTAAATAGTTACCGTTCGGTAATCTATCTTTATAATCTTTACCTCTAGTTGTTTGGCTTATGATATCACTATCTGCCTCGTGAATTGCAACAGG